GTTCTCTCAGTAGCAGACCAATCTCGGTCATTTAAACGAGAGATTATTATGCGCAACATGCAACAACACCGCCCGCAATATGATGCATTACGCTGCGAATGTATTTTCGGACTTAATGATCAAGGTGAAAATATTTGCCAACATTTGGCTACTTTCAACCCTGATTTGCTTTTATCTATCGACAGCAGTTATTACGGTGGCGTTTTTAATACCCTCTCTCATTGGGTTGCGGCTAACGGACGCAAAGCGGTTTGCGCTTTCCACATATTTGAACCGACCGTCTCTAGTGGAAGTTTAACAATTGCCGGAAAAACTGAGGGTCAATTTACGATTGATGGTGAAAATGTCACAATGGCCGTAAACGGTAATCCTTACCTCTATCAACATAAGAAACACCCGCTTAATGACATACTGTATACCGCTAACGTGGCAGAATATACAACGTCTACGAATTTACGATGTGTAGCGACGGTGCAAACACGCATCAAATTAGAACATTCGCATTACATAGTCATACATGTCTTCCCTAAGCGTGAGGTTGAGGTTGATAAGACAAATGTGGTGGAACAGATCAAAATAATTCCGCCTACAAAACCAGCTCTAATGTCTTATAATCGACCACAAATAACCAACGTATACAACGTAGACTTAATGAAAAACGGTGGCTACATTGTCTTAGACAGAAAGGACAACGATAGGACTGATAAAATAGTCTATCGTGTTCGCAAGGGCAAGGTAGAATCAGGCTACCTCGTGTTTGATCAAGCCACCTACTCTGACTACGATACCTACCTAATGACTCATGTTGAAAGTTTGACTTTCAATGAGTTATTATCAGTCAAGCAGTTAAACTTAGTCGTTGCTAAATTATTGACTTCTCCAGAATTAAATATGGCTGCTTTGACTAAAATTTATGCAGCTCAATTGATAGGGCAGGATGCTGATACTACACATGTCACCTGCTTACTGACTGCAGCACTCGATGAGACAGCTAGAATTTGCAAGCAGGCAGCTAGACTGAACTCATCAAAGGAAGTCGAACTCATCAACAAATTAAAATCTGAGCCTTCTACTTATACAAGCGAACTTCCCTCTTTTTGGCAAGAACTTTGGTATGCTCTTACATGCCGAAGACAACGCGTCTACTTCCAAGACCGTGCGCTATATCATTTTTATAACAATCGTAGACAATATGCGTACTACACAAATATTATAGCTATAGTCTTGTATCTCCTTCTCGGTACATTATTTCTTTTCAAGGTCATGCCATGTATCGGTTGGACTCAGTTTATTAACGCGTTAATTAGCACATCAACCCGCTCCCTACGATTTGGGGTGCAAGCACAGCCAATGCAACAAGAACCGCCTGACAATTCGACTAACACTACGACGCCGTTTTTATTACTGCTTGTGTATGTATGGTTTGTAGCACGATCTATGCGATCAATAATTACGCGCTATTCTCGTTATAGACGTGAAAGCGACGATATCGACAAAATTATTAATACAACCTGCATCACACCAGATAATTATGGTGAAGTGGGGGGTGAGTTATCACCTCAAGTCAAATGGAACATTAAATATCAAGACCAACCTCTAGCACCGAAATTAACACTAGAGGAATTTATGGCGTTGCGTTGTACATGCAACAAACCAGG